GCAGTGGCCCAAGTGCTGCACAGATAGAAAGGGACAGAGAATTAAGAGAGAGAAGCGAGAAGAGGGCTGCAATAGCTGCGGATGAACAGAGGGTAGCAAGGCAAAGGAGCACTAATAAGAGGGCTACCTCTAAAGATTCACTCAAGATAAAACGCGATGAAAGCTCAACGGGCTTGTCTATAAAATACTAAAAAAGGTTAAGTGTATATGAAAGCGTATATGGAAGGAATTCCCGAAGGAGAAGCAGGAACTAAACGAGCAAGGTACAATAGGTTAACAACCTTCCGTGACCCCTATCTTCAACGGGCTAGGTCATGTAGTGTATTGACTATTCCATCATTAATACCACCAGAAGGTAGCAGTGGTAGCACGGTTTTACCTACACCTTTTCAATCTTTAGGAGCAAGGGGGGTTAATAACTTAGCATCTAAATTACTAATAACACTACTACCACCTAATGCCCCATTCTTTAAGCTAGTTGTAGATGACTTTATACTGGCTGAGTTGACGGGCAAAGAGGGTTTACGAGCCGAAGTAGAGGAAACATTCAACAGTATGGAAAGAAGTGTGATGACCGAGATAGAAACATCGGCAATCAGACCTGCCGTATTTGAATCTCTGAAACACTTATTAGTTGCAGGTAATGTAGCTACATACTTAAATCCGAAAGGAGGTATGAAAATCTTCCCACTGGGTCGATACGTTGCTAGGCGTGATCCAATGGGAGAACTACTAGAACTCATCACCGAGGAGCATGTATCCATCTCAGACTTGCCTGAAGAAATACAAGGTGAGGTAACTGGCGAGGCGGGGTCTAGTGTTACCGAGAATGGTGAGAAAATTATAGCATTGTATACTTGCGTAAAGTTACATGAGAAGAAGTGGTATGTATCTCAAGAAGCAGGTGGAGTATTAGTTCCAGGAAGTGAGGGTGAATATCCTCTTGATAAGTCACCCTTTTCCGTCTTACGTTTCACAGGTATATCAGGTGAAGATTATGGTAGAGGATACGTTGAGGAATACAAAGGTGATATACAATCACTTGAGTACTTAACCAAGGCAATTGTACAAGGTAGTGCAGCAGCAGCTAAAGTATTATTTATGCTGCGCCCAAGTGCGGTTACTGAAGCATCCGACATAACTGAATCAGAGTCAGGTGATATTATTATTGGTAATGCAGACGATGTTGGGGTATTACAATTACAGAAACATGCTGACTTTCAAGTTGCAGCACAGACAATAGAACGCTTAGAGCAGTCACTAGGTTTAGCTTTTCTAATGAATACATCTATACAACGTAATGGTGAAAGGGTAACAGCAGAAGAAATTAGATTCATGGCTAATGAACTAGAAAATGCCTTGGGCGGAATATATTCTTCACTGTCACAAGAGTTTCAGTTACCACTAGTAACCCTACTTATGGCCCGTATGGAGAAGCAAAATAAATTACCAGTGCTACCTAAGGGTATGGTACGACCACAGGTAACTACAGGTGTAGATGCTATAGGTAGAGGACAAGATAGTGAAAAGTTAAGATCATGGATGGATGATATATCCGTGTTAGGACCAGAGGTTGTAGCTCAGAGTATTGTTGCAAGTGATTACATTAAACGCAGTGGTGTTGCCCGTGGGATAGATATGAAGGGCTTAGTTAAATCACCAGAAGATTTACAAGCCGAGCAGGAGCAAGCACAACAGCAGCAGCAGCAGATGCAGATGATGGAGAAACTTGGACCTAATGCTGTTACACAAGCAGGTGGAATGTTGAAAGATATTAATGCTGATGGTCTGGCACAGGGTGGGGGCGAAGAAGCACCACCTGAAGTTTAATAATTTATATATAGAGGCAACAAAATTATGGCAAATGCAATTCCAGTACACAAACAACCAGAGGTTAAACCCGTGGTAAAGGGTGAAGTTAAACCTGTGGTAAAGACAAAAGATACAAAGTTAAAAACGCACGATGCTGTGAGAACAGATAACTAGAATGGCAAAACTGGATAATGTAGAAGAAACCAGTGTGGATGTACCACCAGAAGCAGGTACTGATGCATATAACAAAGAGATGGCAGATAAGTTTGATGCGAGTCAAGGGACTGAACAGCCAGAGGAAGCTGCAGTAGAAGAGGAAGCACCTGTAGAAATAGCAGCTAAACCTGATGGTGTTCCTGATAAGTTCTATAATAAAGAAACAGGAGAAGTAGATTATGCTTCTTTAACTAAATCATACAATGAGTTAGAGAAGGGTAGAGGAAAAACTAAAGCTAAAACAGAAGTAGCACAAAAGGCTAATCCTGAAGATGCAGTAGTTTTAGCTAAAGTGAGACATGATGCAGCTAAGGAAAAAGCCGAAGCTGATGATGCTACACAAGAGGATTTAGATGCTCTTGAAATTGCAGATGAAGCACTCACTCTAGCCAAGGCAGACGTAATCACAGCCAAGAAAGCTGATAAAGATGCAGATGCAGCTAAAGCGTTAGTTGAGAAGTCTGGTATGGATTTTGATAAACTGACTGCTGAGTATGCTGAACAAGGTTTTCTATCAGAGGATAGTAGAGCAAGTTTAGTTAATGGTGGAATTCCAGAAGCAACTATAGATTCTTATATTGCAGGTCAAGAAGCATTGGCTGCACAGTGGGAATTTAAGGCTAAAGAAGCAGCGGGTGGAGAAGAGGCTTATGCTAGTATGACAGCATGGGCTGCTGATTCTTTGACAGCAGATGAGATTGCAGCTTATGACAAAGCCGTTAATGGTAATGATATTGAAGCAGTTAAATTAGCTGTTACTGGCTTACGAGCTAAGTACGAAGACTCAAATGGAAGAGAGCCTAGATTACTAGGTGGCAGTACTGGTGGTAAGCAGAACACCGCAGGGTTTAGTAGCAGAGCAGAGATGATTGCTGCAATGGCTGATCCTAGATATGGGAAAGACCCATCATATCGAAAACAAGTGGAAGCTAAAGTAGGTAAGACTACTGCTTTCTAATTAGTACGACTTCACTAGGGTATGTCGGTAACTGCCCCTACCTAATTTCTAGAAGTAAGACGAAAGCCACTGCCCGACTGAGGTTGGATAACATTGTGTGACGGTTTTATAAATAGAAGAAGCAGAAGCAACTATTTATTTAATTTATAATGAGGTAATATATTTATGGCAAATGCAACTCCATTACGCGCGGGGCAGGTTAATAGTTCGGGCGCAACAGATGCACTATTCTTAAAAGTATTTGGTGGTGAAGTACTAACCGCCTTTGAACAATCACAAGTGGTAGTAGACAAACATACGGTTCGCCAGATTGCACACGGTAAATCAGCACAGTTCCCTGCAACTTGGAAAGTATCGGCAGCATACCACACAGCGGGTGCTGAAATCTTAGGGCAAACATCTAATCTCAATGAGCGTGTTATTGCTATTGATGATCAGTTGATTGCTTCAGTAGCTATACCATCAATTGATGAAGCTATGAACCACTACGATTACCGTTCTATTTATTCACGTGAGTGTGGTATTGAACTTGCTAATACGTGGGACAGAAACGTACTACAAGTGGGTGTCAATGCAGCCCGCGCTTCAGCTACTGTCACTGGTGGTGACGGCGGAACTGTTCTAACATCGTCTGGTACTCTGTATCGTACATCCTCTAGCGATCTAGCTGCGGGTATATACTCAGGTATCCAAGCTATGGATGAAAAGAACAATCCTGATGCAGATGGTCGCAATGTGTTTATGCGCCCTGCACAATACTACTTACTTGCACAAGATAAGACTCTGTACAACACAGACTATGCAGCAGGTAATGGTAACTTCAAGGATGGCGCAGTATTCCAGATTGGTGGAGCTAAATTGGTTAAGACCAATAACTTCCCTATCACGAATATTACAACAGGTCCAACCGCTTACCAAGGTAACTTTGCACTAACCGTTGGACTACTCATGTCCACACGTGCAGTTGGTACTGTTAAGTTATTAGACCTAGCTCAAGAAATGTCTTGGGATATGCGTAGACAGGTAACATTACTCTTAGCTAAATATGCTATTGGTCATGGTATCCTACGCCCTGAAGCAGCAGTTGAGTTGAAGACTACTTCTTAATAGTAGAGTAATACAAAAGGGGATTAGTGGTTTAACTACTAGTTCCCTTTTTTCATAAAATTAATATAATAAGGAAAACATTATGACAACTTCGGTTCTCACTACGAAACTCGAAGCTATCAACACTATGCTAGATGCAGCAGGAGAAAGTCCTGTAAGTACATTAGAGTCTTCAGGTTTGGCTGATGTAGCTGAGTGTCAGTTAGTGTTGGACCAAGTAATACGAAGTGTGTTAGAGATAGGTTGGACTTTTAATAAAGAAGAAGAATGGGATTTAGTTCCTGATGCATCGGGTTTTATTAATTTACCTGTTAATACGCTAAGTTTTGATGTTGAACAATGGAATACTAAATCAAGCAGTGCCGATACAATACAACGTGGGCTGCGCTTATATGATAAGAAGAATCACACGTTTGTATTCACAGAAACACTCACAGGAGAGATTGTATTACTCCTAACGTGGGATGAACTTCCACAAGCAGCACGTTCATATATTATGATTAAGGCTGCACGAATATATCAGACAAGAGCATTAGGCTCTGATTCACAGCATAAGTTCTCCGAACAGCAAGAGATGACAGCCTTTGCAGCACTCAGGAGACACCAAGTTAAGAAGACAGATGGCAACATGTTTAGAGACAGTTGGTCTGTTAATTCAGTAGTACATGGGAGGTAGGTATGGCACTAATAAATGGCGTTATACCTAATTTATTCAATGGAGTATCGCAACAACCTGATCCACTACGCCATGCCTCACAGTGTACACAACAGGATAATGGCTACCCAACGATTGCTACAGGGTTACGCAAAAGACCTGCATTCAATCATATAGCTAAAATTAAGAATAGTATAGCTAGTGATGCTTTCCTTCACCTAATTAATAGAGATGAAGTAGAGCGTTACATTGTAGTTATACTTAATGGTGACTTAGAGGTTTACAATTTAGCGGGGGTACAGCAAACAATTTCGTTCCCAGATGGTAAGGGATACTTATCTGCAACTACACCTCGTACATCTTTTAGTGTAGTTACTGTTGCCGATTTCACATTTATAGTTAATAAGTCAGTAACAGCCCTTATGGATACGGCTACCTCTGGTTCTGCAACGCTTGGTTCTAAACAGAAATTTAGTGAGTTACCTACTAGTGGAAATTCTACAGGTGATGTATGGAAGATAGAGGGAGATGATCTACAACGGTTTGATGACTACCATGTAAAGTATACTGCAGCAGGTGTTTGGGAAGAAACAACAGCACCCGCGCAACAAACAACAATTAATTCCACTACTATGCCACACACTCTAGTGCGTAATGCTAATGGTACATTTACGTTTGCTAAACAAACTTGGAGTTCAAGGTTAGTAGGTAGTGCACTATCTAACCAAGACCCATCATTCATTGGTGGTACTATTAATGGTATATTCTTCCACAGGAATAGACTTGGTTTGTACTCTGGTGAATCTTTAGTAATGTCTAGGGCAGGATTATATTTTAATTTCTTCTCTAAGACAATGACCGCTGTATTGGATGATGATCCTATAGATGTTAGTGT